GTGTTGATGTCAATCACTAGAGTGTGATGGATTCACACCTACAAGTGTCTAGGTGTGATACTCTCCGAGTTGACCAACCACTACCACGGAGTTTCTATGCTGTATTACGTAATACTGGTCATCGACGGGCAGGTAGAGAACATGGCTACGTGCCAGTCCCTTGGTGCTGCGCTGATTCATGCGGCAGACTGGTGTGAGCGCTATGGCGATGAGCGCAATGCTTCAGTCACTGTCGAGGACGGCGAAGGCAATCAATGCGCCGTTCATCGCATCGGCGACACCAAGCTCGATGTCAACCCTTGGGACTCGAACTCATGAATAACCCATCAATCATGTGGCGACGCTTCGGCATCACCGCACTCATCGCAGCAACTAGCTGGGGCTATTGGAACGGGCTACAACCGCATTCGCCAGTGCGCGGCAACCAGGAGTAACAGTCAATGGCAAACCAAACAAAGATCGCAGCAGCAATGGGGCCCCGCGACGGTGACTTCATCGAGCTGCGCAACGCCTGGGCGCACGTGGCAATCACCCGCACCGCTGTCAACGATGTGGGTGACTACGTATACAACCTGAGCGGCGACAGTGACGAGCAGTTCGATACGCTAAAGGCGGCAATGGACGGCGCTATCGAAGCACTCGGCAAGTATCAGCAGGGGCGATGCGACTAGGCACGGAATTTGCGTCATATCTCACCAATCAACACCACAGTACCATCGGAGCACATATGAAAAGCCAATTCACAGCCGCAGAACTCGGCCACATACAAGCCGCGCTACGGGCGTCCGCAGTCGAAGCCGCAAGCAACGCGGTGACCATGCGCAACATCGGCTATGCCGAATTCGCAGCGCAGTGCGCAGAGGATTCGCGGAAATTCGGCGACCTGGCCGACCGCATCGAGGCGGGCGAGTTTGATGGGCAAGGGGGCGCAGCATGAGCCCCTTCAACGCCTTTCGCGAGGCACTGCACCACCTCGATGAAGACCTAGACGGCACCTTACCTCGCACCTATTGCACCAAGACTGAAGCAATACGACAGGTGCTGATGTACACCTTCACATCGGCGGGGCACGGCACCACAGAAACCAAGGCAGCTATTGACGAGCTGGTGCGGATGCTCGTTGAGCGGTGTGAAAATGGATAAGCGCAAACCATCGCTGTGGGGGCTCATCTTCGCCACCGCCGCAACCTGGGCAATCTACTACGTGGCAGGGATGCTCGCGTGGTACTACATCATCAAACCCTGGCTGTGGTCATTCTAGTGAAGCGACGCGCGGGTGAGTCACACCACGCTTTCATGCGACGCAAGGCGAAGAACAAGAAGCAACGCTGCCACTGCATGGGCTGGTGGTTCCCCCACCGCAGAGGTTCAAGAGCAAGCGAACCAACAGAGCACCATCAAGGATGTATATGAACAATTCCAAATTCAGAGCAGAGCTGGTCAAACTCGAAAACGCGGGGCTCACCAAGTCCCAAATCGCACGCATCGCGGGGCTGTCGTACACCTCAGTGCACCGCTTCATGCTCGCCAAAGACCTAGACCTGACGCCCGAGCGGCGCACGGCAGCGATTGAGGCGTTGACTGATTGGCAGCAGCGGATTGGGCGTGTATGTTTCACATCGCTGACCACGCCGTAACGTCATTCGAACTCGAAATCATCGAAGACATCGGCACGGTGGATGCTGACGGCTGCATATGGTACCCAAACCAAAAACGGAAGCTGCACAACGGGGCGCAATTCAACGCCTGCGATGCCTTCCTGTGGTGGGGGGTATCCGATACCTACGGGGTCCAGCGGGTGCGCATGGGGAGCACGGTGTCCCTCACGCGCGCTCGCTGGGCACAGCGTCACCGCATGGGGCTAATGCAGCGCCTGATTCTTCAGCGCCGCGCCGATGTCGCCGCAGTCTTCCCAGGTCAGCTAGTCGAATTCGAAGCCCTGGGTTGGCACCTGCTCGATGTGAAATTCTGGAACCCAGGCAACCTAGTACCTACAAAAATTCTGCCGCCAGCGGTGATTACACGGAATGGAACGAAACGTATACGTGCCTCAGTGGCGGCGGTTCCCGATGAAGAAGAATAAACCCCATGAAGAAAAAAGACCCATCGTGGTGGCGGGGGTTGATAGCGAAACTCAACATGGCCCGCCAATCTCCCTACAGTTTCATTCGGACGCTGACCCAGCGTTGTCGCGCATCTATCAGGTTACCGCCAACACAGCAACTGATACGTTTTTCCGTTGGCTCGAAAATCACTGTTACCCAGACATGCACTATCGAGTCTACGGACACTATCTTGATTTCGACATGCTTTCGCTGCTGTGGAGTCAGCGAGATAAACTTGTCGAAAATTACGGAGCTTTTGAATTCTCCGCAGGTGACTGGTCCATTGTCGGATGCTATGGCCGGCCTACTTTCGCGCGCATCACTTCCCGAGCCGGACATCTGGTAGAAATAGTAGATTCCGCCCTGTGGTTCCGTGGCTCACTCGACAGTGCAGCCGCTCAATACTGCCCCGACCTGCGCAAGCTCGAACGCCCCGAAGGGTTAGGCGACAAGTGGTTTAGTGTCAAAAATCCGCACTTTGCACGATACGCAATGAGAGATGCAGAAATAGCCGCGCGACTAGGCAAGCTAGTAGAAGAGTTCCACACAAAACTACAACTAAAACCGTCAATGTCTCTCGCATCGCAGGCTGCCCAAATCTTCAAGCTTCACTACATCGCTGACCCTATCGTACAGTGCCCGCCCGCCTTCATCGAGCCTGCAATTGCTGCGTACCACGGGGGCAAGAATAATCTGGTGAAGAATGCCGCCCCAGCCTGGCACACCGACGCGGCTATGTACGACATTTCCAGTGCCTACCCCTACGCGATGTCGGAGCTGCCCAGCTTCACCAAAGAGGGGGACTATCACGAAGCCATTTTGCCCCAGCGCGCGAAGTCAGTCCCAGTGCCAGGCATCTATTGCGTCAGTGGCACACTTTCAAACTGCAACTGGCCGATCTTTTTCACCCATGATTTCAAGCCGCTGAAGAATTGCCGCGTTGAAGACCTGTGGGTCCACGGCTATGAATTGAACGAAGCCCTGCGCACGGGCGAGTTTAAGCCCAGCCAGCGCATCGTGGGCTGTTACTACAACGAGACAACCAAGGGGGAATCCGCCATGGCGCGATTCGCCCGAGACTTCTACAAGAACAAGAGCGAAGCCACCAACCCCACCGACCGCTACATGTACAAAATCTTGTTGAACTGTCTCAGTGGCAAATTCATCCAGACACGCCAACAAGATATGATGCAGGACGATGGCAGCGTGGTGCGCGAGCACGTAGCTGGTGGACTGTTTCACCCCTTCATCGCGGGCGCAATCACCGCCCACACCCGAGCTGTCATCCACAAGGTGGAGCACGCTTACAAGGCGCATCACACAGCCACTGACGGCATCATCGCGCAGCACCGCAAGCGTCGCCCCAGCATCGGGTTGCCGACCGCTGGGCTTGGCAGCCTCAATGAAGAAATGGTGGGCAACGTGGTGCTGCTGCGCACCAAGCTCTACATCGGCTACACGCGCGAGCAGGGCGTGCCGTCAAAAATCTTCGACAACTGGAAAATTTACAAATACGCCTTGCACGGATTTCAAGGCAAAGTCCACGACCTTGAGGAGATGATTGCGAGCGGACGGCGTTGGTACATTGCACCGCATCGCATCGGACTGCGTGAGTCAATCAAACACGGAACCGTGCCGAATGATTTCGTTCAACGACAACTAATGCTACAAGTGGGGAGCGTTCGTTAATGGCAAAACGCAGGCGTTCGGTGTTCAAGACCACAGGCACCTCGCGCGGCAAGCGCTCAGTTTTCGGAGCGAACAAGGGACGCCGCAGATTCACACTTCCTAGCGGCAATCGCACGCTCTACGTAGCACCAGACAGGTATCCGCGCCTTTACGAATGGATAACGGCGTCGGAGTAAACAAGTCACTCCATTCAACACCAAAGGAAAAGCAACACCATGGCACCAGCCAAAAAGAAAGCAACAGCAGCACCCAGCAACGCAGCCGCAGTGCCCAAGGGTATGTCGATGATTTCCGGGGGCTACGCAGCCACCTGGGACGTGGAGAAGCAAGATACGCTCGAAGGTGCGGTGGCAGACAAGCCGCGCGCCGTGGAGCTGACCCAAGGCAAGAAAAAGGTGGAGCGCCGCTGCATTGAGGTGAAAACTTCGGACGGCGAGCGCTTCACCGTTTGGGAAAGCGCTGGGCTCGTCAATCTCTTCAGTGCCATCGAGGAAAAGGCACCCTGCACCGTGTGGATTCACTTCAGGGGCTTCGGCACCGCCAAGCGCGGCCAGAATCCCCCGAAGCTGTTTGACTCCGCTATCGGCTGACTGCATCGAGCGGTGGAGTTCTACCGCTTCATGCCATAACTGGGCGGGGCTAGGGAACGCTAACTAGCCCCGCACTTTCGGCAGGCAACACCAGCCCCGACGCCCCCGCTTGCTTCAGCATCATTTCGAGCCCCACCTGCAAGTCTTTGCGCTGCTCGTCTAGCGCACTATCCTGCCCGATGAGCACCTTCAGCAACCTGCCCTTGGCTTCAAGCGCTGACATCCGCCGATAGCCGCGCGAAATATCAGCGTGCAGTGCCGCCAGCTCGTCGTATGTCATGTTGACTCGCCCCCAAAAATTCCCGGTACTTCAACCACGCAGCCCCACTGCGTAGGTCTTCAGGTGTCACCCGCAGCGCTTCGAGCCGTTCATCGGGCAGGCGACACCATGCGTGTTCTTCAACCCCTGTCACGGGGTAGCCTAAACGGCGTGCGTGCACCAGTGCGGTGGAGTTCCACCCCAGCACCGCCGCGCACCCCCGCAGGTCTTCGGCGAGCGTGGGTTGCTCTTTGCCACTGTGCAAGCGTACCCACTCGCGCGGGTGCTCGCGAAACTTGCGCCATGGCTTGGCCAGCTCGCTGCGTGTCCACTGGTCGCACCCTGGGGTGTACCAAGTGTCAATGAGCCCAAGGCGTAGCTGCTCCGTGGAGCGCACCTGCCCCAGCACCAGCGTTGGGCCATGTTGTATCGCACGTGATTTGATCGGGGCAACATGCTTGAGCCCTTCGGGATAGCTCGCCATCGCTCCCCAGTTGCCGAGTTGGAAGATGCGCTCGCCCGTGTGCACGCCAAATTCAAGCGCAAAGGGGTGAGCATCCACCGCAATGATGCGCTCGCGCGCGGACGCGGGCAGGTCGCGTGCCATTTGCTCCGCAGTGGGCCAGCCCCAGCAGAGCCAGAAATCTGCCCCCGTGTCGTAATACGATACGATGCGATCTTTTCCGCTCGCCTTGATGCTTTGCAGCGTCAGTTCGAGGTGCGGGTTATTGCGTACGCCAATCTTCACATGAGCCCTTTAAGCGCGAGTGCATTGGCAGTGTCTTGATCGGGTGCCATCGCAGGCTGCGCGGGCTGAAGCAATTGCGAGTTCAACAACGTGCCCTCAAGCGTGGGGTCCGCAGGCATCGGCGGGGGTGGAGTGGGCACGGGCATCGAGGGCGCACTCGGTGAGTCAATCTCATCGGCCACGTTCAGGATGCGATTGACCGTGGAAGTAGCGATGTGGACGGTGGGGAATTTCATGGGTTAGTTGCTCGCTGTGCTTTTTCTCGCCGTGCTCGCGATCTTCGCGCAACCTGGTCAGCGAGTCCACGCGGCAGCGGCACGGGTTGCCCCTGGGCGTTGACGATTTTGCCGTCGCCCGTTTCAAAGGCGTCGCCCCCGGTCACTTGGTGAATGCGCTCATCGAGCGTGGTGCCCCCCACCGCAGCCCCGAGCCCACCAATGACGGCACCCGCTGCCATGCCAAGGGGGCCCGCCAATCGTCCGAGCCCCGCCCCTTCGAGTGCGCCGCCGATCAGGGCGTGCCCGAGCATATGCCCGCCTGCCCCACCAACGACCGAGCCCACAGCCATGCGCCCACCCATGGCGTTGGGGTCCACCTTGACGGGCGTGGTGCCCGCAGGGGGCGGGGGTGTCGAGGGGGAGCCCCCGACTGGCGTAGGTGATGCTCCGTGCCCGTATGACGGCACGTTCAAGTCAGCCAAGCCCCCGCCCTCATCGAGTTGGAAACCGTGCGCCAGTGCTGACTTGGTGAGAGCGCTGCGCTGCTGCGTCAATGTGCCGAGCTGCCCCATGCGCCAGGCGGAAACACCCTTGGAGATTTCATCGGGGCTGTAGACGTGGCTTTCGCCTGCACCAAGCAACGCACCCAGTATCTTGTTGATTGGCCCCTCGCCACCTTTGATGTCACCAGCCGAAAGATCGGCCGCGCTCGCGTCCAAGAGTTTGCGGAATTTCGCCTGCACCGCTTTATCGTCGGAGCCCAAGCCATCTGGGCCAGCGAGCTGCAACACCGTGTCTGCTTCGGTGTTCACCTTGTCGATGGCGCTTTGGTTCGTGGTCAAGCCAGTGTGATATTCCGAGTGTAACGCCTTGAGCTGCTCGTAGGCTGCCGTGGCGCTCGCATCTTCGAGCCCCTGTCGCCGCTGCTCCATCGCACCGTAGAACGGCGACACCAGCGCGGCAGCATTCGGCAATTGCTGGGGCTGCTGATTGTTCTGAATCGCGGTGATATTCGCACTCGCAGCCTGCGCGCGGTCGCGCATCATCTGCGCGGCAACTTGTTGCTGCTCAGGGTCAGCGCTCTGAATCACCGTGGCCAGGGCTTCGTTAGCGCTTGTCAGCTCCTGCTGTTGCTGCGCTGTCTGGTCAAGCTGGTTTTGGTGCATCCGCTCAGTGGTAATGCCCAAATTCCCCGCGAGTTGCTGCCAAATCGCACGGAAGGGATGCCCGTATAGATCGTCAGCCATTAGCCAACCCCTGCGTTGAGTGAGGTGGAGTGCGAGCTGCCCGTCGATTGCGAGGTGTTGTAACTGGTGTCGAATCCGAAGCTGTTACTGATTGCCTGCGCGATGTCTTCGGCCGACGCCTGGCTCGTGCCCTGGGACTGCGTGAGTGCGGTGGGCCCGCCCATGATTTGCGCCAGCGCTTGGTACGGTGCGAGCCCCGCTTGAGCGCCACCCTGTAAGAGTTGAAACAACCCACCGAGAGAGCTTAGGCCAGTCTGCGACGCTTGCAGCTTCTGCGCGCCAAGCGTGCTCGCAGCCTGGTCGCGCTGCGCTTGAGAGTTGCCCAAGATCGTGGCCGCACCCTGCGCGAACTGCCCCGAGACTTGCTTGGCCGCGAGGCTGCGTGCCACCGCATCGCGTGAGTTGCCCAGCCCGCCCGTGTTCACTCCATTAGCGGTGATGCCAGGCATCAACTGCTCGTTGAAGAAGTCTCCAAGGTTTGAACCTAGCGCACCAATCTGCGCTTGTGCAGCTTGGTCGGGGCCAGTCACCCGCTGTGTGAGGTAGTCGGTGCCAGCGTTGCCGCCCAGGTCTTGCAGGAACTGCGTGCCGCCACTGAATAGCTGCTGCGCCGCACCTTGGAGCCCTGGCACCAGGTCAGCAGCCTGCCCCGCTGCACCCGCCGCGCTGCCGTAGAGCGCAGCGTAAAGCGGGGCGAAGGCAAGAGACTGAGAGCTGGTCTGCTGGCTGCCGCTCTGCGATGTCGATTGGCTGCCTGAGAGTGAGCTTGACTGGTTGATGCCAAGACTTTGCCCCAGGCTGCTGCTCTGATTCGAGCTGTGGCTGTAGCTGCCGCCGATGCCAAATAGTGCCATGTTAAATTCTCACAACTTGTGCCAAGCCCCGCCACGGTATTCGTAAAGCCCTGCGCCACTGCCGGGATTCCAGTCACTGCCGTCGGCGAATACCTGCGTGCCAGTGGCAAGGTGCGTGGGTGCTTCATGCAGTATATCGAACACCACCGCACTCACCGAAGGGGCAGCGAGAGAGTTGGCAATCTGGCGCAACTGGTCAGCCAACCACGCACGCAGCCCGTGGGGCGCATCGAGCGGAATCGCTGTCTGCACGTATTTCAATGGTAGCCCCGCGCTTCGTATTCCATGTCGATACCTGCCACTTTCCACACTTCGGTGCCCGCACTGCGCACCTCGACGGTGATGAACCGCCCGAGCGTCATCACGTTGATGAAGGCATCGGGCGTGTCTAACTGCTGCTCGCTGTCGTAAGTGATGGCATCGGTAACGGAGTTGCGCGAGCCCACGCGAACGAACAACGTGCCAGGGGTGGCGTTGGTGCGTACGTGCACTCGGCGCACCATCTTCAGCCGCTCAGGCTCGCCCATGGCTAGATCGTGCCGAAAGAGTGTGGCTGCAACTGTCACGGCATCGCCCGAATCTTCGAGTGTTAGATCGGCACTGTTGCTGCCGGTCACCAACTGCTCAGTGGCCAGGGAAAAGTTGGCGGCATTCCAGAACGTGGCGTCAGCGTCCCACGCCTGGGCGTCACCGTTCCAACTCTCATCGGGTGCGGTGTCGTTCACCACCCCGATAGCCGCGCACGTTGTCTCATCGAGTGAGCGTATGCCCCAGTCACCAGTGCGACGGTTGAACACCAGCGCTTCATTGCAGTAGGTGTTCCCCGTGGTGGGGTAGCGAATTTCTACCTCGTCGTGCGCTTGGTTGTAGACACAGTGCAGGTTTTCGTATGACGCCTGGTCAAGCTGCGAGAATAGATAATCCCGCACCGTGGACACGGGCTGCCCGCTGCTCTTGTCGAAGGTGTTGCCGATGCTCTCCCAGCTCACGCCATCGGTGACACAAATATCACCGTCACACACCACCAGGATGGCCCCGCCGATGTCTACCGCAGAGTGGCGGGTGAGCGCCCCGCGCACGCCGTCGAGCAGCTTCACCGTGAATATATCGTTGCCGCCGATGAAGTTGACGGCATAGACCGAGCTGCGCTTGAAGATCAAGAGCGTGTCTTGGAGCGCCACCGCTGTCATGCAGGGGCCAGGCTTGTCCGCTACGACATCATCGCCCGCCTCATTGGTGGCGCTCGCCGTCCAAGTGCTGGGCACGTTGCCTGGGGCTGCGGCATCGCTCCACAAAAACTGTGATTCAAAGTGCCCCGATGGCCCGTCGATGTCGAGTGCGAATAGATGAAACTTGAACGCGATGAGAAATTTGCACACCGTGCCCGCTGGCCAGTTCGGCAGGTCAGCCGCTGGCGTGCCAACGTCCCCCGCCCAGTAGCGCGGCGGGTCCAGCCCGTTGTTGAAGCACGGTATGTTGTTGAGCAGTGTGGACGACCACTGCCAGGGATGCGTAACGGTTTGAAGCGCGCTCCCTGTGATGTTCGATATGTTCGAGGTTTCGAGCGCTTGAACGTGGGCGAGTCCGAAGGATAGCCAGAAGTTGGATTCTGTGATGCCGCCAGGGGCGCGCACGTTGAGCAAGTGAAACACGGGGTTTTCGGTATTCTGTGCGTACACTGCGCGGCTGCCGCCCAAGCGTTCGGCGAAACCGCTGCGAAACACTACGTTGCTCGCCTGAGTGTAAAAGTCTTGTGACACTTCATTACCAGGCACACCGAGTGCGAGCCCACGGGGGCGAAGGCGCAGCAAGCGCTTGGGATAACTCACGTTGCCGTTGCCTGTAGAGTCACATTGCCAGTCTTGAGTGTGATGCCACCACCGTCCTTGAGTGTGAAAGTTAGCACCGCGCTGACGGTGCCCGCGCCCACTTGTAGCAAATCCCACTCGCGGTTTGAACTCAATGCCAGGTCAGTGTCTAGTGCGCTGCCGCTCACTGCGGTGCCCGATACCTGGTGCGCGCGAATGGTGTAGGCACCAGGGGCGAACGCCTTGGGGGACACCCAGTCATCGAGATCGGTGGTGCCAACGGTGTCCACCTTATTGATGTCGCCGCCTGTAGTGAACTGAATCCCGACGCTATACGCGCCGATGTGCGTGCCGCTGAGAGATGCGCCGGCCTGCACCGAATAAAGCGCGCTCGACGCCGCCATCATCATTGCCGCGCTCGCGCCGCTCATTTAGGTCAAACCAGGCCCGGAAATCAGCCACGTCGTAGTCGCGACTTTTTCCGCCGTGGCGAAACCGTTCGCGGCGAGTGACCGCGTTCCCGTTGTCGTGGTGCCCGCAAGCCTTAGCGTGTCGGAAGTAAGCGCGATGTTTACCGCGCCGCTGCCGACGTTGAAAAAATGAAACGTGGTCCCGATAGCCCACGCGCGCGTGGCATTGGCTGGAATTGTGAACGTGTTCCCGCCGCTGCCGTTGTACCCCACGCTCCAATTCGCTTCGGCGAGCGCGAGCACAGTCCCCATTGTGTAGTCGCTCGACGTGACTCCGACATTTGGTATGCCGTTAAAGCCGACTTGTTGCGAGCTGCCGCCCGTGTTCGTGACTGTGCCTGCGCCGAAATCGAAATTTCCGCCGCTGCTAATCGTTAGGCGCGTAGCGCTGCCGCCCGCTAGCAGTTGCAAATTCCCTTCGGCGCGAATCGCTATGGAGTTGCCATCGGCGCTGCCGCCGAGGGCAGCGCCCGCGCCGATATACCCTTTCGCGACGCCATTGACGTTGTACTGAAAATAAACGCCGTTGGCGTTGGTCGATGTGTAGGTACCAAGAGCGTTGATGTTGCCCGCCGAAATTCCGTTAGTGCTTGTGAACGTGTTCGCCGCATTGATTAGCGGGACATTGGCGGATAGTCGCGCATCGGCCACCGTGCCCGTGGCCACGTTGGTGCCGTTCAAGCTGGTAAGATTTGCGCCACTAACCGCTGGCAGCGTCGCAGGAAACCGCGCATCGGGCACCGTGCCACTGCCCAGGTTTGAGGCGTTGAGCGCGGTCAGATTGATGCCGCTCAGTGCTGGCAGCACCCCAGCGTTGGCCAGCACGATCTTGCCAGTGCCTTCGACGCCCGTCACACCGTCAATGAAATTCAGCTCTAGCTGGGTGGCTGTGACAGCTCCTGTCAGATTTGGGAAGGTTGCCTTAACGGCACTTTTCAGCAAACGGATATGGTCGTCGCCTTGGGACTTGGGGTCGGTCGCACCGACTGGGTTAGTGGTGACTAGCCCGTCGATGTAGGTGGCGGATTCTAATCCCATATCAATACCCCTTCTAACCCCATATCAATACCCCGTTGAGGTGGCGAAGTTGCCCAAGTTGTAACGCCCCGCCACACTGGTGCCGCCGAGCCTGCGCCCCTTCTGCTGGTTGATGCGCTCGATGGCATCCATGCAGCGGTTCATGGCGCGGTCGGCCAATTCGTTGTCTTCGGTCCACTCATATAGATAGGCGAGCGCCCCGTCGATGTACACCCGCTCATGCAGGTCTAGCAGCTCGTTGTGGTCTGACGCCTGCGAGAGTTCATCGGGCCAGCCGAAATAAATCAGTGCCATTTCTTCATCGAGCCCAGGCACCCCGCGAAACTCCACCTGGCCGAGTGAGAGCGCATACTGCAAGACATCGGACGCCGCAGTGAGCAGGTTCAGGGCCGAAAGCCCTACAGGCTCCACGGTCACCCCGTTCTGGTTCTGAATCGCGCGCACTTCGAGCAGCGTGCTGGGAAGATCGTAGAGCCCCGCTGTAACGCGGTCAGCTTCCACCAGCGTGGTGCGCAGCTCGAACGCGCGCAGCTCGCGGCGGATGAGCCCCTCTGCCTGGCGTATGAAGTCCACCACCTCAGTGGTGAGCGTGGGGCGGTGAGCGTTGGATAGCACCGCCGTTTTGAGCGTGGCGTAGGTGAGGCTCACAGCCCCAGCTCTTTGCGCAGCCGCGCAAGCAGCACCACGGTGCCCACGATGGTGACGGTGGGTCCGCGCCACTGCTCAGGGACGTGCGAGAGCAGGGTTGGGTCAACGGTCACCACCACTCCGCTCGCCATGAGTGCCGTGGCAACTTTTGCCGTCCAGCTCGCTACGTACTTCGTTGCTAATGCTTTGAGCATGGTCAATCCTTCATGTGAATTTCAACTTGCATCACCCGCCACTCTAAGAGCATGAGCGTTTTTGTGTTGGTGTCAGTTGTCCAAATCAACCAAGAGAGCCCCGCGAGAATCACCGCGCGCGTAATGTACGTCAACGCATCATCCCACTTGCTCACCAGGTGCCTACTGAATTCATCACTGTCACGGCGTCCGAACTTGTTCACCGGGCGATGATACCGTGACTGTTTCGTAACCCCTTCTTGCCGTCATTGCGGCGCAGCTTGTAAGGCGCACTGTGTGGCGAGGCAATGAATTTCTGCCACGCCTTGTGTTGAATTTCTGCATCGAGCGACATCAAATCGGGGAAGCGGATTTGTAGCACCCGCATATCACCCACGGGGATATTTAGCGCCACATAGCCGATGTCGCCCCCTGGTGCTGCCACTCCGCCCGTCAGCCGCTCATTGCGAAGTTTTTGATTGAGTTCGAGCACGGGCGTGCGCGAGTCAATTTTGCCGATCTTCATTGAGCCCCCAAAACAGGGTCACACCTTTGCATCGCGCGTGACCCTGCCAGCCCAGGGTGGGACTGAAACGCTACGCGATCACCGCCGATGCCGGCAGGATGTCGCGCACCACTGCGTGCGCCTTTTCGTTGTAGACCTTCAGCGTCCAATCCACGGTGATGTCACGACGGTCGGAAAGACCGTTTTTCGCAAGGTCTTTCACCTTGTAACCGTCGAGGTACGCCATGGCTGCGCGCTCCGGGTCAATCAAGAGCACGTCCGCGCACGCTGCCACGTTGCTCGAAGTGCCGCCGCCCGTGTAGGTCTGCTGCAACCTATTCGGAACGATGGTGAGCGTGGTGCCGAACGCTGACACAATGACTTGAAAGTACGCCTGCGCGGTCTGCGGAATGGAGCGCCCGCCGTCGCCCGGAATGTTGGCGTGCGCTGCGGTCGCCTTGATGGTGCCCGCCACCAACGAGTTATTGATGCCGTTCACCAGCGTCGGTGTGGTCATCAAATACCGGATGTTGCCGTATGCCGTAAACACGTTGAGAATCTGTGCCGCCACCATGCTGGCCCAGGCGAGCGCTCTGCCGACGCCAACCGTGGGGGCGTCCACCACCTTGGTGCTGGTGTTGAAACCGCCTGAAACTCCGCCAACCCCCAGCCCGTCGTTGGTGGCAATCCAAGCGGAGAATCCGCCCGCTTTGCCTGCCGTGCTCACGTTATCGTCCGCCACCGACGCCTGGTGGCTGGTGACGTGTGCCTCAACGTCTTGGCGCACCCGCTGCATTGCCAGCATCGTCTGATAGGCCAGCTCGTTGCCCCGCCCGATGGTGGACGAGTTCTGCGCACGCTCGCTGACTGCGATGGTGCGGGCGTTGATTTGCGTGATGTTGCCGACACGCGCACCCGTCGCTGTTTCGTAGGTGCTCGCGTCCGAACCGCTGACGCGGTATTTGCTGGTGCTGACCGCGCCGAGTTCATCCTGCGTCCACTCGGTGTAATCCTGGTTACAGGTGTCGGTGCCGATGATGTCTTGGAACGGGGTCTCAAGAAACGAAAGCTGAAAGATGCGCGCGGCCACATCTTCGTTAACCAGTCCGCCCGCCGTGAGTGCCTTCAGGTCTACGTTGTCGATTGCGTCGCTGGGAAAAGACATTGCGAGTGCTCCTATCTAGTGTTGAATTGATTCAGTAAGTTTTCAACGGAGCGCTCATGGCGATTCTTTCGAGTGGACTGCGCCTGCGCGGGCTTCTTGTCGCCCGCACCGCTGCCCCTGCCGGGGGTTTCTGAGGCGGGCTTCACGTTGACTTTCGCCAACGCAGCTCGCAGTTGCTGCTCGCGCTTCATGTTGTCGTGAAAGTATTTCATCAGCCGGTGGTCATAGACCCCCGCCAAGTAGTTGTCGGGGAAGCCATACGCACCCAGGTGGGTGGCCAGCTCGCCGATGTCCTTTTCTCTCACTTTCTCATCGCGCCAGTCGCTGATAACTTCCAGCGTCCGCTTGCGCTCTTGCTGAATGTAGGTGGCTTGACGCTTGCGCGCAGCTTCCCGCACTTCTGGCTTGATCGCATCGGGCGGCAAGGATGCCACCAGCGTCTGCAACTCTTCCTGCGAGCGAAGCAAATCAGCCTCGCGTGTCCGCTTGTCTTCCTCGAATGCCAGTGAGCGAACCGTAAAGTCTTCGCGCTCCGCTGCGTGGTCTTTCAGCTCGCCTAGCTTGTGGGGTTTCTCCCCCTCGCGCTTAGCAGGAATCTCCAAGTCATAGAGCGCTTCAACACCAACGCCCAGCACCTCTGCCAGCGATTTGATGTCTTTGGGCACCGCCTTGGGTTTTGCACCCTGCACCTCTGCGGGCGGAGTTTCGTCTACCTTGTCGGGAAAGAACTCGGCTGCGAGCTTTCGCAGCGCGCTTTCATTCTCGGCTGGTTTGTTGGGCTTAGTCGGAGCTGCCGCCGCTACCGGGGGCTTGCTTTCGACTGGAGCCGCTGAGTTCTCTTGCACGGTCATAGATTGTTTCCCTCACCCTGGCTATTGCTTGTATCAGATACCAACACCCTTCGCGCTCTGTGATTTGCTCTGCTGTTTCCCACCGGGCTACTGCGTCCGCTTTTGCCTCATCAAGCAGCGTTGCTAGCAGTTGGCTTTTGAGAATTGCTCTTGCTTCCTGATTTGTTGTCACCGTCTTCCCCTGGCTTTTTGCGTGCGACTAACAGTTTGACGGTAGCGTCGCCTGCGATCTTGGCTTCTTCCACCTCGCTGCCAAGGATTGCGTTCCAATACTGGAATTGTCGGTCTGCGTCGCCGCTGTACTTTTCCAGTCCAATTCGCATCTGCTCGATTTGCACCGCTTGAGTCATTAGCGATGTCTGCATTTGCTGCATCTCTTTCGCGTTGTTGCTCTTGGTTTGCAACGCCTTCTGCGCACTTTGGCTGCGTGGGTCCACTAGATAGCGTTCAGGGCTCGTGATGTCGTTCAAGCGTGCCCAGTCGGTGAGCGCTGCGTAGAAACCATCAAGGTTCACCAACACCTCATCCATCCCCTGCTGGGCCAGGGTGATTTGCGCAGTGATGAATTGCCACATCGCACCAGACTTGCGTGCCCGCTCACCTGGCGACATCCCCACTTTGATGGTGACGCCAGCGCGCTGCTGCCACTGCGACGGCACGGGGCTCTGCCAGCGTCCCTGCGCCTTGATCGGTACGGGGTAGTCGTACTCTGCGCGGAGTGTTGCGTGCGCGAGCAGAAACACGCTGCGAATGAGTGTCATGGCAATATTTTTTGTCATCATTGCCGAGAGTTGTTCCATGACACTGTAAGCGCGATCTAGTCCCTGGCTC